AAGGCAAATCGTTGGATGCTACAGAACAATCGTTAGTATTATATCAACCGTTTTCTTATGTAATACGTTCGGCAATATCAATAGATAAATGGAAAGAATCTGTTAAAACAGTATTACATCCTGCAGGATTTGCTTTATTTAGTGAAATAAATAATGAGACGGATCCGAATTACATAAGTAATGTTAGTGTGAGTTCTACAGGCGATTCTGAAATTTTTACTTTTTCCACAACTACAATAGATAGTACGCTCGGATTCTTTAATGCCAGCAATGTTACCTTTAGCAATGCTACAGGCACGTACCCTCTAGTAATAGATATTATCTCTTTACAAACTAATCCACAATAAATAATAGATGCCTAATATAGTAACCAATAAATTAAGAATAGATAATGCCAAGAATTTTAAAAACGAAGTGTCTTTGACTTCGGGAAATTCTTTATACTTATTTTTATCTAAGCCATCCCCTTGGTCGGACGATAATACTGCACCCGTTCCGTTAGATTATTCTTTAGATGCTGCTAGAACTTGGGACGAAATGATAAGTTTAAAAAGAATAGTACCTTCGGATATTGCACATGTCGTTAAAAGAATAAATTGGGAAAAATTTGCCACATACGCGGCATATGATAATTTAGATCCGGATCTTTTTAGTAAACCGTTTTACGTTATAAATTCAGAATTCGATGTATATAAGTGTATACACAATAATAATGAGCAACAATCCTTAATTGAGCCCACGGGTAGTAATTTAGATATAGTAACTTTGTCCGATGGATATCGTTGGAAATATATGTATTCTATTGGCATAGGTGATAGATTAAAATTCTTAACTAATAAATGGATGCCAGTATTATCAAATGATCTTGTAATTGCAAGCGCAAATCCGGGGGGAATTGAAAATATAAAAATATTGAATACTGGATTTAGTTACGACTCTACCTCTACTATAGTAATTGACGGCGATGGATCATCTGCATCAGCCTCTCCCAAAATAGATTTAGGTGTATTATATGATATTGTTTACTTTAATACTGGAATAAATTATAGGTATGCTACTGCAAGATTAGTGGATAGTACAGGTAGCGGAAGATATGCAAACATACAACCAGTAATAAGCCCTCAAAACGGACATGGGTATGATCCTGTTCTAGAATTAAACGCAAGTCTTTTAATGATAAATTGTAAGACAACTTATACCGAAGGATTTGGAGATTTTCCTGGAAGCTTTTCTTATCGTATATTGGGAATTGTAAAGAACCCAATAAATGCAAATGGATTAATCTCCACATCAACAACACTAAATGCATTAACCGGAATAACACTAAGATCTGCATCTAATAATTTTAGTCAGTATGAATATGTACAAGGCGGACTTAGTAACGCAAATGCTTTTGTGGTTGTATCTAATATAACTGGGGGAAATGGTTATGTTAAATTTATTCAAAATTTTGATTTAACAAGTAATTATAATAGTTTTATTCCGGGTGAAACTATTATAGGAAAAACTTCAGGGGCAATAGCAACAGTTTCAAATTTATTGTATCCCGAAGTAATGAAAAACAAAGGCGATATTCTTTACATAGAAAATAAGTCTCCTATAACTAGAACAACAGAACAGACAGATAATTTACATCTTGTAATAGAATTTTAAGGAAAACGAATGGCAACGACCGCAACATTTAATTTAGCAACTGCTTCAGCTACACCTGAGGCAACTAAAGTTACTCCGTACTTTGATGATTATTCTGAAGATAAAAACTTTCACCGAGTATTGTTTAAACCGGGAGTGGCTGTTCAATCTCGAGAATTGACGCAATCTCAAACCATATTACAGAATCAAATTAAAAGAGTAGGTGATTATCTTTTTAGCGACGGACAAAAAGTAACAGGTTCTAAACCAAGCGTAAATTTAGATGTACGTACTGTGAGGATAACAGGTAAAAATACCATAGGGCAACCTATAACATTAGACGATTGTTTAGGAAAGTATGTTACCAGTTTAAATTCTGAAATTGTAGGATATGTTGAATTTGTATACGAAAAGGATGATCCTGTAATAGGTGACCTACCATCTGTTGTTATAAGTTTAAAAAGATATAACACTACAAATAATGGAATATTTGCAGAAGGTGATACTTTATATTTTCATAATACTTATTCTCAGGCATTAAATGGTACAACCACATCTTTAGTCTCTGTTGTAGAAAATAATATTGTTAAAAATGTGTTAGGTACATGTACTCCTTTTTCTAAAATAATTAATATATCCACAGCTAGCACATCTATTGAAGTGGGAGATTTGGTAGTACATCCAAATATAACTAAAACAATTTATGTAACTGAAATAATTAATCAAACACAATATGCTATAAGCGAAGCGCCAGCAACAGCATTTTCTGGTGAAAATATTCAATTTACTAAATTATCAACTTGCCCTTCATCAATAGTAACACAGGATGAAACCTATTTTTATAAAAATGGATTTTTAGTTAAATGTCTTAGACAAAAAGTTGTTCCAGACAAAAACACATCTTATCCATCTAAAGTTATTGGGTTATATGTTACGGAACAATTAATTACAAGCGAAGATGACGCATCGTTATTAGATCCCGCACTGGGTAGTTCTAATTATTTTGCAACGGGCGCAGACAGATTAAAGATTGATTTGTCTTTAACCAGTTTTGATATGGATATTAATAGAAAAGCTGACACAGAACAAATAATTATACCGGTGCTTGTTTTTAACAAAGGGTTAATTGAATATGTGCCAGAAACAACGGTATCTAGCGAAATACAACAACAAATTGAACAAAGAACATTTGATGAATCCGGAAATTATATAGTTAAACCCTTTATCATTACACCCACAGGATCTGCTCTAGATGATACATTATTGTTTAATGTATCTAGCGGTAGAGCATATGTGGCAGGACGCGAAGTAAGTACTGTTTCGGGTACAGAAATATCTTTACCTAAAGTAACTGCAACTGATACTAAAACAGGTTATAATATTACTACATCGCAGGGTAACTATATTAAAATAACTGATCTTAATTATGGTGGTAGTAATATGCAACTTCCTATAGTACAAACTAAAGTACAAGGAGAGATGTATTTAGAATTACATAATGTTACAAATCCAACCTCAGCAAATTCTGCAAATACAAAAGTAGGAACAATACTATTTAAGAATTTAGAATATGATAGTTCATTGGGTAATGCAAAGACACAATTTAAATTATTTTATCATTATTATTCTCCCGTATTAGAATCGCCAACTACGTGGGCGGCATGGAGTACTAGGTATGGTATATCTGTTGCAGATGGTCAATTTATTGCTAATGTATTTTATTCTTCGCCCGCCGCAAATACGTTATTAGGCAATTATGGTGTTGCGAGCACTCCTTGCTTTGCATTATACAGAGAACCAGGTACAGACGAAACAGCATATTGGTACAATGAATGGCTTACTGTAGATAAACGAGATATCGCAAAAACAAAATTAAGATTTGCCACAACATTATTAGCTGATCCTACAAATTCAGACTATGCTAGAATGTTGTCTAATTCTAAGGCATTTTATTCTTTTAGTAACGGTAGTCCATTTATAGATGGATTGTTAAATGTAAAACAGGTTAAGAGTATTGTCGGTGTGACAAATGCCCAAACATCTCATTATACGGGTGCAACATACACTGATCCAATATTTTATGCAAATGTTGCAGCTGCAAGTATAGATGCTCAAAATCAATTAATTATTTCAGATCCTAGATCATCAGATTTATTAGTATTCCGTATACCTAAAAGTTCTGTTAAATCTATAGACAATTTGAAAACAACATATACTAAAACTGTTCGAGGCGCAATATTTACCGCAGGTATATTTAGTAAAATTGTATCCAATCCCGAAACTTTCGCATTAGGCGATGGGGTGGTAGATGCAAGCACTGCAAGAGTCAATTTTATTATTGCTATACGAACAGGCGCAACTGCAAATGTCCCGTTAGGTGTTTGGAATTTCGAAAGAGGAACTGCTACAATTTCTCAAGACTCTACAATTTTGACAGTGGATTTGGGAGATGCGACTTTTACCGGCGTAGCTGATATTGAATATGTTGTCGAATCTAACGCACTTCCTCCTAGAATTAAAACTCCAGTAAAAAATGCATATCAATTTGCAAATGTTAATGTTGTAGATTATAAGTATAGTACTAATATTGCAGATATTGCATCGTATAATGGTATTTTTAAATTAAATACCTCCGACGTATTTAAGGGAAATTGGCAATCCAATGTGAGCTATACATATAATGATGTTGTAGTTGACAATGGTTCTACTTATAGAGCAAGCCAACCTAGCTCAAATATTGCTGTAACTAGAGCAAATGTTTGGACAGAATTAACAGATATTACTAGTAGTCTTTGGATACTATCAGATGGTCAAAAAGATGGTTGGTATGATCATGGGTATGTTCAATACGTAGGGTCATCTTTAGCTTTACCAGGTAATGTTCTGTTAACATATGATTATTATACCCATGCAGGGGAAGGACCTTGTACTGTAAATTCATATCCAGCAAATACAAAAATTTATACATATACTTCAGTAATAGATGCAAAACAGTATAATTTAAGAGATTGTTTAGATTTTAGACCAAAGCGAGTTAACGGAAGTCAATATCTAAACTTTGAAACTTCAGTCTTTCCAACTTCTGCAGTAAATACAGAAGCAGATGTTACGTATTTTCTTGCAAGGATAGATAAGTTATATGTGACCGCAGATTTTAGAAGTTTTGAAAATCCATATAGCAGATTATATGTTGATCAAGGAATAGAAGTAAATAATGCAGCAACTGCAAGGGACCCCAGCGCAGATAAATTGCAGCTTACTATAGCAACGTTATACATACCCCCATATGCCACTTCATCATTTGATGTAAAGATTGTGTATGAAGATAGTCGTCGTTTTACCATGAACGATATTAATAAATTACAAAACGCAACAGTAGCATTAACTAGAACAGTTAGAATACATACTGTAGAAATTGCAAATCTTAAAAATCCAGTTTTAAATGATGCTGGAGATAATTTATTAAAAACAGGCATACTTGTAGAAAACTTTACAAATTTTTCTAAAGCAGATGTAACCAATCAAGAATTTTTATGTGCATTTGATGTTAATGCAGGATTATGCACACCTCTATTTACTGCAGCAGATATGCCTTTACAGATAACTTCTGCTAGTAATTACAGTATTAATGACGGAATAATTACTGCAAATTATTCTGAAGAAATTTTTACAAGTCAATTAGAAGCCAATCATTTTGTAAATCCAAATCCCGGTGGTATTAATAACGGCAGAGGCAGGTCCAAATTGGGAAAGAAAAGTTCTTTCTTAGTTAATTTATTAGTGACTCTTGCAGTTGCTTTTGCTGCACTAACTGCATACTTTGCATTTACAACTGGTTTAGGGGTAATTGCATCTGCGTATTTGGCGTATACTGCGACTACATCTATTGGTTATTTCTGGCTGGCTAATCTTGGACCAGTCGGATGGACAATTGCTGCAGTTATTGCTATATTAGCTATTGCGGGAGTTGATGTTGGAAGCGAACTTGCGGATTTTGAAGATAGCGTAAAAGAATTTGGTTCCGATATTGATGATGCTATATTCGGAGAAGACGGGCTTCTAGGAGGATTATTCTAATGGATATAAATCTGTAAATTATTCACTAATAGGAATTTAAAAATGGCTATAAGCAAGCAAAGCACAATACAAACTTCGGCATTTAGTAATGCCCCTATTTATAGCGCGGCGCAATTAATAAATTTTGCAGTTGCAGAAATGCCGCCTAATACTAGAATATATGTATATTGTAATGATATCAATATCTCAGAATTTTGTGCACCAGTATTAGAAACGGCACAAATAGGTCAGCCTATTGTAACAAATCAATTAGGAACTGCATCTGGTTATTTGTATATACCAAGTGATCCAAATACTAAATTTAAATTTTTAGTCGGTGAGATTAATCTAACCTTTGGGGATTCTCCCACAAGTGTTGCGGATTCTAAATATATTTCAGAATCAATATTCTATAATTATGGTTTAGATTTTGTTAGTTCTGTAGAAAAAGATATTACAGCATTACGGCGAAATACTAGAATTAGAACTAATCCAACGGGCAATGCTGTTGGTCCAGATGTATCTCAATTAAAATTGGATCCAATGGCTCAGACATTTACTGTAGATGAAACTGCATATCCTCTTGGATTATGTATAACAGGATTATCTTTATTTGTATATCAAAAAGATGCGACTCTTCCGTTAGCTGTAGAAATAAGACCCGTTGTTAATGGAAAACCTTCGCTAACAGAATATATTACAGGTTCATTTGTAATTGTTGATCCCGCATTTATTGACGTATACGACGGAACTACTGGTTTTGCACCAACAACAAATTTTCAATTTGATCATCCGCTTTATTTGCGCCCGGGTCAATATGCATTTTGCGTATTAACTAAGTCTAATCAATACGAATTACTCGCCGCTAAAGCAGGCGACGGTAAAACAGTAAAACAACCGTTTTCGGGAAAATTATATCTTCCGCAAAATACGGGAGAATGGGTCGCAAGTGATAATATAGATTTAACATTTGTATTAAGAAAAGCAGTATTTGATACCGGCACTGTTACCATAGAAATGAAATCTGTTTCAGATACTACAGGAATAGAATATGATCGTTTTAGATTTTTATCCACAACTGTAGGTTTAGCAGACATAGCATATACAGACTATAAACTATCAACAACAACCGCTGGATCCAGATTAAAATCAAGTTATAAATCTATTAAGCCGGGATTGAATGCTGATTTATCAGGACTAATGGTTGCGAAAAATGAGGGTGACGTTACCGTTCAAGTATCTTTAACTTCCAAAAATAAAGATGTTACTCCTATTTTGGATAGAGATTTAATAGGTGCGCAGTTATATAAGACATATATTGATCCTTATTCATATACTATTTCTCAAACAGAATTAAGACCGGCGGGCGGCACAGCAGCATGTAAATATATTTCAAAACCCGTATCATTAGCAGATGGCTTTGATTCTACTGGTATAGAAGTTATACTTGAAGTTAGTAGACCAATTGGATCCGATGTTGAAGTATTCTGCAGAGTTCTTGCTAGAGATGATCGTTCTGTTTCTAATGGTATCTACGATAGACCTTATACCAAAATGGAGTTAACATTCCCTGGAGCTAAAACATATTCTGGAACTAAAGATATTTTTAATACAGAAAAATATAAAATTTTAGACCCGTATCTATCATACTCAAGTACTGCTAACGGGTTAGCTGCAAAATTTGATACTTTTGCGACATATCAAATTAAAGTAGTATTTTATGCAAATGATCCGTTGTATACTCCTAAGTTAAAATCATTAACCGCAGCTGCAGTTATCTAATGCAATACGATTATTTACCAATAGAAGGTCAACCAGGATTTGTAAAAGATCCTATGTCCTCAGCTATATTAAATACTGATCTTGGCGCACTACAAGAATATAAAAATAAAAGAAAACAAGCAAAGCAAATTCAGTCAATGCAAGAGGAAATAAATATGTTGAAGGAAGAACTTGCAGCAATTAAAAATCATCTTAAGATAAGTTAACGCCATGCCAAATACAACAAATTTATCAAACGTAAACGTAGGGTCATCTGCAAATGCAGGAGACGGCGACGTTTTACGAGAAGCCTTTATAAAGGTTAATGCAAATTTCAATGCTGTTTATAATAGCGGACAGTATAAATCTTACATATCTGATACTCAGGATTTTCCCGGATACTCATGGGATGGTGATACTAACACAGGTATGTACCATGCAGGAACAGGTAAAATAGGTTTTACAATTAATGGCACACCTCATTTAATATTAGATGAAGCTGGAACTATTAAATGGTTAGATGCAGAATTATCTACAAAGGGATATGTTGATGCAAGTATTGCAGCATATACTGGCGGTATATTAAATGGAAATATAGGTGGCTTACCCCTAGTAG